GCGTCAATGGGGATCGCCCTATCCGGCGAAGTCCCGCCGTCACCAGGAGATGTCTCGAGCATTGCCGAGTCGATCAAATCGACGGGGTTGGTCTGGTCCGGAATCGACGGCAATGTCGTACTGGAAATGAACTTCAAAAGGTCCTTGGTGAACGGCCCTGAGGGCATCGCTTTCTTCAGGTTCGGGGTTGACTCCATCTTGATCGCGGCCTTCTTCGCGACCTCTCTAGCATGGAGCTTGATACGCTCCTTAAAGAAGTCATCCACCGAGAGAATCGTTTTGAACCCTAAGTTGTCCTGATCGTCAACCTCCGCCTGGTTGTTGAAAATCTTCAGGACTTTCGAAGACGCATCCAAAAGGCTATCCGGAGACACGTACGCGTGGGGCTTTCCGATAGTCTGCAGGTTCACTTCCGGATCCATCTTGGCGTTACGGTAACGTTCCGCGATTTCTCGCATCTTCTCAATCGCAGACTTGGAATCATCTCGGGCGTAAGAGGGAACTTCCTTCTTGTAGAGTTTATCTACGTACTTATCCCCCTTCTTTTCCAGCGCCTTGGCATTTGCGTCTGCCAACTTTGATCCCCAGGACTTCGCAATTTGATCGTGCGACATTCCGGAACGTCTCAAAATGGGGTAGAGAGGGATCTTGGTCGAGTAGTATTCAAGTTGAGGCTGCCCCTTGGCTGGGTCCATGCTAATCTTGAAGTTCGATCCCCCCAGGGTATTGAACCCGGCTTCTAGAATTCCGTTGGCACGTTTACGCGAGTATACCCCAGGTTTCCGTCGTACCATATTGGACATGGAGTGTTCATTCCCCCCGATGATGAAGGTGTGCCGGGGGGTAAAATACGGCACTCGGACAAGCGTGAAGTTCTTCATCTCATCGATGACCTTCCCGTCCTTGTCCTTCATGCGTACGGTGCCCTTCACTGATTCGAACAGCGAGTCACCTGTAAGGATGGCCTTCTTCTGAGCTGAAGGACTGTAGTCCTTCCCTGTGACTTGAAGGTCATCTACTTCAATAGTCTTATTACGCGACTGGATAGGGAACGACTCTTGGAGTCCTTCCATAACTTTCTGGCGAATAAGTTCGCGCCTCTCGTCAGGCCCGATCATGAGCGGGGTCAGCTTGGCCATGTCTCCTCCGAACTTTTCTAAGTATAGAGCACCAATTCAGAATCGAGAATCCATTTTGGTAAAAGAATACGTGGACGACAAGAGGATTCTTTCCAAGGAGGTGACAATGTCGTTGCTCAAGAGACAGGTGAGCGGCCTGGGGTGATCATCGAGCTGCTTTGGGAGTTTTTTAAATCTCTCAAGCGGATTCGATACTGACCCCAAACGTCGACGCCACTCGAGACCTCAGGATTCTTCGGGTTCTGGGGTCTCTTTTTGGTCCGGAGACTCCTCCGCGTCTCCGTTTAAAAGCGCCGCGAACGCCGCCTCGGGGTTAGGGGGGTATACTCGATTCTTAGTCGCCTCTTCGGCTTTCTTCTTCATTTCTTCAAGATACTCAGGATCGGTTTCAAGCCACGAAAATTGCACGCAACGCGTACCATCGTGGAGCTGGAAGTGCTCTTCAAACTCTTTCAGCCCTTCCCCTCGGAGTGTCTTGTCTTTTACTTCTTTATAGTCCACCACCTGAACATGTGGACAAGTCCAGTCACCTACTTCAGGAAGTTTAATCCGTTCTTCAGCCAACATTGCCTTGCATCGGTCACACTTCTCCCACGGGCGCCACAAGATAAACGTCTTGGTAAAGCTGACCATCCGGACCTTCCGACCCGGTTGAAGATCTTCGATGTCTTTAGCGATAAGGGGATCTTCTTTATGCGGCGCTCCAAAAAGAGTAGGAAGTTCAGTCTCGGCTGACATGCGGGGAGGTTCCGCCCGGGCCCCTTGAAGCAAGTTTATGACGCTCTCGTCTCGCTTATCCATAGCCATCTTACATCATCCCCTCTTGCGACTGTTCACCTTTGCCACGAGTCATCTGTTCCCAACGCATCATCGCAACTGAATAGAGTACTAGGTCTTCTTTCAATAGTGAATCCATTGCGCTACGTCGACCACCGTCGTCCATAGACATCCATTCCTGTACTATTTGATCAGCTTGCCCAATGATTTGCTGTTGGTCATACCCCATCCCACCAGTTTGCTGTGACTCCATTTGAATCTGCTTCGCCATGTTGTTCTGGAGTTGTTTGACTTCAATCTGCAGTTCAGCATCTCGACGTACGGCATCGAGTTCTTCTTGTTTAATACGTTCCTCTTCCTGATCAAGGTCGATGCTATTTTGCTCTGCCATCGTCTGATCGGAAATGATGCGCCTGCCCATCTGCATTCCAGACTGGTAGAGCTGCATCATTACCTGCTTCTGATACTGGTCGTCAATCATGCGGAACGGCGCGAGCTCTACCTGTAGCTTCGCATAACCGAGGAATTTGGAACAGCTATCGTCGATCCACTGCATGCAGTCATTGAGGTCATTGACGTGCGTTTCGAGTTGGTTCTCGATGAGGCGCAGGGTTGCTTCCATTCCGCTCTTTGTCAGGCCCCCATAGAGAAATTCCATGGGGATTCCCAACGCTGCAACAATGTTCTTCTCAGCCTCTTGAACTTCACCGAGAGTCAGAAGGGCACGTCCCTGACCGCCAATCTGCGTCATTCCGATGGGTATAGGAGCGAACATCACATGTAGCGGATCAACACGCCACTGCTTGAAGTGATCTTTAAGTTTGGTTTTCCATTCTTCCAAACTGATAGTTGTAACAGGGTCGGCATTTCCGCTTTGTTGTGCCGGGTGGACAATACGGAAAGGCGTTAGGTGGTCAAGCGCGATAGCTTCGTTTGCCTTACGCAAAATGGCTGCGTAGTGAAATAGCTGCAGCGTAGAAAGAAGCGGTGGGAGACCCCACTGCGGATTAATCCCAGCAGGCCCCCCGACCTTCATGTGGAAGATATAGCCTGGAGCGAACTTGAACTGTTTCTTTTTCTTAATCGCTTTCAAGAATCCAACAGGCATGCTGTCGATTACGAACTTATGGCCCTTCTGAACGCCGTCAACTAGCATCTGAGGGATTGTATAATAGTACACCGACGCCCCTGTGAGCGGGTTGAAGTCGATGTCCATATGCTTGGGGTCCCAGCGAATGAAATTGATACGCCTACTTACCGACAGTTTTCGATCTTCGATTTCCTTTTCAGTCGCGGTCACTTCTGTACGGCATGCTGGACAACGGTAAGTGAACTTGAGAGATGCGTAACCATACTTGTAATCCAAGTTCTGGATGTTGGTGAGGGTCTTACACTTCGGGCATTTCAGATAACGGATGAAGGGTTGGTACATGGATAGAAAGGCATTTCCGTACACGTACTTGTCCAGCGTCATCTCGATCAACAGCTCACGAACGTGAATTACCTTCTCCAGTAAATTTTTGTGTCGGACCTTCAACGCCTCATTCGGCGTATCATAAAGAATCTCAGTAATCGGGTACTCCCCGAACTTTCGCAGAGCAGCGTAGATGTGGGCAGAGTTGTAGAAGAGATACTCACACCACTTAAACAGCTCTTTAAGACGCCGAGGACTGTAAACCTGGCTATAAGTGTGGTAAGGATTGGTGTGCGGGGCTGTATCACGCATACCCTTAAACATGTAAGGGTCTGAAACATTGAAATCATTCGCCATGACGTGCCTCTCCTACATCAAACGCGCTACAGAATCATAGCCCAAAATTGGAGTAATCACTATGAAGATCAGCCTCAATTCCATAAACGGAACCCCCGTATTCACTGTGGAAGACCCCACGTCTACGGGAGGCAGGGTCTTCGGAGGCACCCTCGACAGGTCCAAAACTCATTGGCGTTTTCCTGCATTTCCTCCATTTGTCGAGAGAGTACTACATGACCTCGGTAAAGTCTATAAACCCCTCGAGTTTTCTCCTGAAGCTCAAGCATGGGTCGACACTTTGAAAACGGAAGCCGACTGGATCGAATACGCTAGCCAAGTTAAGCTCCCAGGACCGTTCAAGAACTACGAACACCAAGCAATAGGGCTCGGAAAGCTGCTTCACAACTACCGGTACATTCTTCAGTGGGAGATGGGGACCGGAAAAACAAAGCCCATAATTGACCTGGCCTACCTCCTAGGAGAAAAGGTGCTGGTACTCTGCCCTCTTGTAGCTTCGCGAAACTGGGAAAAAGAAGTGCGCAAGCATACGGACCGCGGATTATCTCCTCTCGCTATGTTGGGGTCTCGCGGAAAGAAATTACGAATCTTGAACGATCACGATAGTGCTGATGTATTCATAGTTACCTACGATACCGCACGACTTCATGGAATGCCGTCCATCGCACCCAAAGTCATGAAGCTCGTAGCCGAGCAGCGAGGATACACTCCTCCTGATTCGTTAAAGCGAGCATTGATACGCCTAAACGACCCCGCCATTCAGCTACGCCTGGCTAAAGAATGGCTAAAAGGACGCCCTGCCAAAGAGATAGGCAAGGAAGCACGAGAGCTCGCCCACGGTTCTCTTCAGTGGATCACTCAACTAGGATGTAGTGTTATAGTCGCGGATGAGTCTCACCGCATAAAGCACATCAAAAGTCAGCGCACTAAGATCTGTATGCGTCTCGCTGCGAAGTTTCCCCGCAGATATCTTCTCAGTGGTACTCTCAGCCTCGGTGATCCACGAGACCTCTATCCCCAACTCAAGTTCCTAGCTCCATATGTGTTGCCGTACGACTACCAGAAATTCTGTAACAAGTATGTAGTTTATTCTCAATGGAATAAACACGTAGTTGTGGGGTATAAGAAGCTAGATACTCTCAACAAAGTAGTTACTGGGATTTCCGACCGCAGAGAACTTGACGACTGTGTGGACCTTCCTGAGCGCACAACCGAGACAATTTATTTTGACCTCACCAAGGCGCAGCTCCATGACTACAACCAAGCAGTGGAGCAGATGGTCATTGACCGCCCAAACACAGAACCCCTGGAACTGCAGAACGGTGCGATTCGCCTTAACAAGCTCCTACAAATCTGCAGCGGGTTTTTCTACTCCCCCAAGGGTGGAGAGAATCTCTGTGACAGTTGCCCAAATCTTCGCAAGTGTGTTGCGCAAGGCATTCACCCAGGCTCGCCCCTCTGCATTTTGGATGCGGCTCAGTCAGAGCGCGAAACTCTACGTTACGCCACAAACCCCAAGCTCAACATGCTCGAAGAGTTCCTAGATGACCTTCTGGAAAACCCTAAAGCTAAAGTTATTGTGTGGGCGAACTTCGAAGCTGAATTAGACGATATTGAAGGTCTGCTAGTAAAAAAGAAGCTCGGATACGTACGAGTTGACGGCAGCAACTCCAAAAAGATGTCGGAAATGGAAGACACTTTTCAAGGAGATTCCGAATGCCGCGTATTTCTGGGGCAGATCAAGACGGGTATTTCAGTTACATTGACCGCGGCTAAGTACACGATTTACTACTCGAGGAGCTGGTCTCTGGAGGATTGGCTACAGTCCCGAAACCGCAACTACCGTATCGGTCAAACCGAGAAGACGGTCATTTACCACTTTTGTGCGCGCAAGACTGTAGAGACTCAGCAGATTGCAGCACTGCGGTCTAAGCAGGACATCTCATCCTCCCTGACTAAGCACGTTAACTGTATGCTCTGTGTGCAATATCCTACATGCGTTAAAGAGAAAATTGACCCGTGGACTGATGGTTGTATTTTGGGTCGCGAAGCAAAGAAAAGAATCACCAAAGTCGGAGTCGTCCATCTCGGAGAGGACACGGAGGAAAGTTAATGGATATCGTACTGAAAGAAGATGACGTAAAACGCATGCTTGGAGAAGCATTAGGCGTGGAGATCGATCCTCAGGATATGATAGTCGCGAAGGATCCGTTCACCGTAACAATCTCCAACGCAGAACGTTATCTAGGGAAAAAGAAGAAACCTGTTTTACGTGGTAAACCTGAAGCACCGGCGAACAACGAAACTCCTGAAGAAGAACCATTAGGAGACTCTCCCAGCGCCGATGATTCTCCTCTCTTGTCGATGGATGACATCAAAAAGGCCAGCACCGGGCTTGCGGGTATGCCTCCCGATACCGGAAGCGACGCCAAGCATGCTTCGGCAGGTCGAGCTTTACGTCCTAATGAGTCCGACCGGACACCACCACCCACACAGAGAGGTAAGGAGCAACTGTAATGCCTGAGTTAGATATTCACGGAAAAAAGGTTAAGGTTCCTGCGGGATTTGGCGATTCGGGACTGCCCAACCGAGAGTACTTCTCGCACTCCCAGTTTGCCATGTATCAACGGTGTCCACGACAGTATGAGTACCGCCATATCTTGGGGATTACACAGCCTCCGGGTATCGCTATGACTCAAGGTTCTGTTATCCATGTTGGCGCAGAGAAAACGCACCGACACACTATCGAACATGGAACACCCCTTCCACTGGCGCAAGCTGAAGCTGCGGTGTCAGACACATTCGACCGTATGAAAGAAAATATCGAAGACTGGGGAGACTCCAAGCCAGACCGCATCAAAGATATCACTCTTGCACATTTTCGAGTTTACCACGCCCAGTCTACGCCCCTCCTACGCCCGAAGGCCGTAGAGGAAGGCTTTGCAGTAAACGTCGGAACTGTTCCGATGGTAGGGTTTATCGACCTCATTGATGAGGTTATGCTTGATCGTGAAAAGGATGTTTTGACCAACGGAGAAGGGCCTCTCGTAACTGAAGTAGTAGCCGACCTCAAGTTCACTGGGCGTAAATGGCAAGCAACAAAGTTGCGAAATGACACACAACTAACACTTTACGCGCATGTTAAAGGAATTCCGCGTGTCCGCATTGACTTTCTGCTTGACCAGAAGAGCGGTACTCGTTACGTTCAGGAAAGATCGTTAAGGACACCGCGGGATGCTAAGAACTTTGAAGAAGACCTGGAGGAAGTGGTTCACCTTATTAAAAAGGGAATCTTTCCTCGGTGTAGCCCCACGGACTGGGTCTGCACTCCGCGCTTTTGCGGCTACTACGAAAGATGCCGAGGGCCAAAATGAGTGAAGAAACAACAGAACTGGGGCTACGTGACTTCACCAAGCTGTCTGATAAGGAGTTCTGGAAACTTGTGGAAGAGGAAGGCGGAGCCGCACAAACCAAAGTTCAAGAGATCTTCGAGAAGGCCGATTACCAACGTCTCAACCAAAGAGAAGCCATCGAAGCTCTGGACGCCCTCTTCATCGACTCTCACCGCCGCATTCGAGAACATAATAAAGCACTCGCCAAAGTCTACCCGACAAAGCAATTGACCAAAAATCGGCTGGTGGATCTGGAAGACCTGTGGTGGATTGACCATTACACTTCCGGGGTTTCTCGCTGGTCTACTTTGAGTTGGTTCAGTGCGAAGAAATCTAAACGTCGCGGTAAACTGCGTTACAATGGTGCGTCTACGCACTTCGTGCTTGGCTACGAAGGTTATCCATTTTACATCATCCCGCTCATGCATGGAGCGTGGCATGAACGTAAACGTAATAAAGACTCCATCAGTATCGAAATGGTGAATTGCGGTACAATCAAAGAAAAGAACGGCAAGTTCTACTATTGGCCTAAGGACTACACCCAAGAAGTCCCCCCACAGCTTGTCGCGGACCTCCCCCCTACGAGGCTCCCATTCAACTTCCGTGGTGCCAAGATTCTGCAGCCGTTCACGGCGTCGCAAATCAAGTACAACATTCTGCTCAAGCGTATCATCCTTGCAGCTTTACCCGGTAAAATCGACCGGGCACGCTTCAGTCAGCACCAGGAGTGGAGGAAGACGAAGTTGGACATGGGTCCTCTTTGGCCTTTCAAAGATGTCAACGATGCTGCACATGACGCGTTTCCTGTATCGCAATACTCGTTCCTATCCAAGTTCGCCCTCGCTGTGAAAGACGGAACGATCACGGAAGCCGAAGCCATCGAGCTGGACATAGAAGATCAGAATCCCGAGTACGGACATGACCATTCTACACATGATGATGACGTGGACGATGACACACAAGAAGTGATGTCAATTCGTGAAGTTCAAGAGTACTTGAATCGTTGTGGTTTCCGTGTGGAAGTCGACGATAGATTTGGTCCCCGGACTAAAAACGCAGTCGCCAAATTCCAAACGGTTTACAACATAAAACACTCGAGCACTGACGCTCTTGCCGTAGACGGCATCCCCGGGCCGCGTACGTGCGCAGCCCTCAAACATTACGAGAAGGAGTGATCGCCATGGAACTGAACGAAGTTTGCAGTAGATGTGGGAAATCAGTCAAAGTTCCGGCTGACCCCCAGCTGATGACGCAAAAGATCGAAGAAGAAACTGCGATCAAAGCCGTCATTGCGAAGGTTGAGCAATTCGCAAATGATCTCCAAGATCCCCTACCCGAGATCATTACGTTGGTCCGTTTCCAGGATGACGACGGCGAATACCGCTTCGAAGTAAAAGCTCTCGGCAAGCTTTGCGGGCCTGACGTAGAGAAAAAGCGCAACAAGAGTGGCTGCCTCAATCGCGTGAAAGCCCTGGTTGGCGATATCCACCGGGTACCTCGAGGCAAAAAGAAAGACGAGTGATGGAAAAGTACGGAGTAGACCAGGACGCTGAAGAGAAAACTGCAAGTAACAACGACGCGAGATGTCCGGAATGCGGAAATCGACTCAGAGACAAAAACGACACAGGCGTGCTGGTCTGTCCGCAGTGCGGAAGTCGACCCTTCGAGTCGACCGTACCACCGTCGAACAGAAGCTCCGAACGCTGAGAGCGCTCTACTTCATCGCTTACAACAGTGAAGAGAGCCTGTTCCCCCAGTCTGTAGAGTTGTTCCATACCATAGGAGAAATCCTAGAGGGTGTTCCACCCGACGAGTTAAGCCTGCACCGCATTGATAAGCAGGCTCTTTTAAGAGAGCTCGAGTATTTCGACTAGCTCTCAACAGGAGTGACCGCCATGTCTGAAACCCAAGAAACAACTGCCCCCACGTCTCAGGAGCCGACAGTGCCTGAGGAAGCTAACAAGAGTCAGCAAAAGCAAAAGGAGGAAGCTGTGACTGACCAGAGTGCAAAGAAGACACAAGAAAAGAAGAAGAAAAACACTCCCAAGCCCAAAAAGGCACCCAGCCCCCAAAAAGGATCCACCGAAGTATCCAAGAACTTTACGGTAGCACTTTCAGATATCGAGTTGCCGGACAAGTGGAACCGTGAAAAACCCGGTAATCTGGGGTCGCTCACAACATCCCTGAAGACCATTGGGCAGATCGTAGCCTTGGTGGTCAACCCGCACCCGACCAAGAAGGGCAAGTACCTCCTGGTAGATGGGCGTCGTCGCTATATGGCGATGCAAGATCTGAAGGTCAAGGAA